GCTCGGCATGTACGCGGTGGGCATGGAGGTGCAGTACGGCGAGCGCCCCAAGTACGGGGCGTTCTACAACCCCCGCTTGAACAAGATGAGTGATCTTTTCGATATGTCGCCCTACACGGTTGACAGTCTGGCCCAGATGGGTGTACAGTTCAAGAGCGCGATCCAGAACAAGATCTTCCTTCCTCACAAGTCCGTCCTTTGTGGTTACTGCTCAGTCTCGGCTGGCTGCGCCGCAGTAGGCGGCAAGGATGCCCATCTTTACACTATCGAGAAGGTGCTGAATGGCTAAGTACCATGTGCACTTCCAGACAAGTGCCTCGCTCACAGTCACAGTGGAGGCGGATAGCTCGGAAGAGGCAGAAGAGCTGGCCTATGAAGAAATCCCCTCTTTGTGCTGGCAGTGTGGCGATATTGACCTCGGGGATTTCGAGGTCGAGCCTGATCAGGAATTCCGTGGGGTCAAGTACCCCGGTATCGAACTTGTGGAGGACTAAGAATGCCTGATATCACGTTTCGTCTGCCTGGTGACGCTCAGTACAGTTTCACGGAAGTGGTGTTCGCTGCCAACGAGCTCCTGACCCTGAACCCGGATTCCATCCAGGCAATCCTACAGGGCGCCCTGTCGGACCTGAACGCCACCTACCCGAAGGATGCAGCCCCGCAGGCTGCGCCCGTCCAGCAGGCCGCCCCTGTGGCCCAGCAGCAGCCTCAGCAGGCTGCGCCGGCTCAGGCGGGTCCGCAGTGCATGCACGGTCCCCGCAAGCACTTCGCGGGGGTCAGTGCCAAGGGTCCGTACCAGGCCATGTTCTGCCGGATGCCCAAGGGTCCGGAGCAGTGCTCTCCTGTGTGGCTGAAGACCGGCGAGCCTGGGTGGGTGTGGGGATGAGGCGAATCTCTGGCTCTGTCGTAGCCGCCGTGATGATCGTGCTGATTCTGGCCACCTGCATTGTGGCGGAGTACACCAACGCTATTCCGTGTAGCTGGTACGCGCACAGCCGTTTCAACGACACCCCCGCCCGCTGTCTCAAAACGTATGTTCCCTAACTCGGAGGACTGATGGCTCGACACATGATCGTGTTCATGCTGGACGATGACCTTGAGGACATCCAGTCAGAGGATGATCTGAAGGACTTCATCGACGACCTCAAGAGTTCTACCCACGCCGCCCTGTCTGCGCGGTGGTTCTACGACGTGGAGCCCTTGGAGGACTAGTGCTGTCGCTCGCCAAGACGTTACGCCAGGAAGGAAACCGAGGCGAGGCCCTTCCTGACCTGTTCAAGAGCTTCACGGTGAACGGTGTTCGTTTTCGGCGAGGCGGCCTGCATCTTATCGCGGGCCAGCCGGGTTCTTACAAGACTCAGCTGGCCCTCGCTCTGGCGGATGCGTGGAAGTTGCCGACACTGTACTTCTCCAATGACAGTGATGAAACTACGGTGGCTTCCCGCATGATTGCCCGCAGAATGCGGGTGAACACAGAGCGAATCGAAGAGCGTATGCACAGGGAGCCCAAGTGGGCGAGTTCCCAACTGACTGACCTCGACCACATCAAATGGAACTTCAGCCCGAATCCCACCCTACCAGAGGTTGAAGAAGAGCTTCAGGCTTTCAACGAAGTCTTCGGAACCCCTCCGGTCTTGGTGGTCGTGGACGTTCTCATGAAGATGAACTACGTTGAGGACAGCGAGCACACCACCGCCATTCGAATCACTGACTACCTGGCGGGTATTGCTCGGGACTACTCCGCTTGTGTGCTCCTGGTGCATCACGCCTCCGAGGGGGTGCCGGGAAATCCGGTGCCTCCTCGTTCGGCGGTTTTGCAGAAAGTCTCGCAGTTCCCCTCGCTGATCCTGAATGTGGCTCCCATGCCGTGGACTGGTGATCTGGCTATTTGCGCCGTGAAGAATCGGCACGGAAAGCAGGATCCCTCCGGCAAAAACCATTTCATCTTGAAAGCCTACCCGGCTCAATGCACCTTTGAGGACATGTCATGACGATACAAACTCGGGTTAAGAGAGATGGGCGCTGGGGTGGTTGGGCAGATCTCCCCTCAATGTACTCAAGTGTGGTCCTCGACGCCAGGGATATGACTGAAGATCGAGCGTGGGAATTCCGTGAGAAGCCCGCTTTCGAGCCGGGGTACTTCCGCCTGAAGTTGCACCCGGTAGCGGACGTGCTCTGGTTCTGTGTCAACCCGAACGACCTCGATGACTTGTACGAGCGGGTGGAGGTGACTCCTGTTGCCGTCTGATTGGATGGAAAACTTTAACTTCACACTAGATCCAGATGATTTGGACGTTCGCCTCACTTGTGACCTGTGTAAGAAGTATTGGACTACTGTCGGGATGAACTTCAAGGAATTCATGGATGATATCCACGATCATTGGGTGAATGACTGTGACTAACACCGCACTGAACAACAAGTCCTACGGCTTCCGAGCCGAGGCAGAACTACTCCAGTACCTCCGGGACTCAGGCCGCCCGACAGAGCGGCTGTACCTGGCTGGTACAGAGGATGAGGGAGACCTCATCACGTACGATCCCGCCCTGCGGTCAACCATCGTTCAGCTCAAGACGTATGCCGCCCGTACCACGAAGGGCGCAGAGCGCCCTCTGCCGGTCTCCAAGGTTCGGGGTTGGTGGAGGGACCTGGCAGCACAGCGAGAGGCTTACAGAGCCCACAGAGGGCTCTCTGAGGCTCCTGGCGGTATCCTGGTCGTGAAGGTCAAGGGCCAGCCTTGGGACGACGCCATGATTATCCAACGGTTGGGAGACTGGGCATCGTGATTGAAGCCACGCTGGTTGTCCTACTCCTTCTTTGTGGCTTGGTCGGGCTGGGCCTGGCGATCATTGATTGGAGGCACGACACTCGTGATTAGATCTATTCTCTCCCACTACGGTGTATCGGTCTCCGACCGGCCTGTGTGGCAGCGAGTGAGCTGCCCTGTCCACGACGACACTCACGCCAGTGCCAGTGTGATGACCTTCGGCCCCTCGCCCCGGCTGGTGTGCCATGTGTGTGGGAAGACCTGGGGTCCGATAGAGCTCGTGATGGAGATGGAGGGACTTAGCCGAGATGCTGCTGAGCAGCGAGCAACGGAACTTGCTCCAAACGAGTGCCGAGACGTACAATCGCAGCCTGTGGCGAGCGGAAGAGTATTTGGCAAGCCGAGGACTTTCACTAAGCTTCGCGGATGGTGAGCTCCTTGGCTATGTCGAGGACCCCCTCCCAGGACAAGAGCAGTTCAGAGGACGGCTTAGCATACCGTATGTCACCAGAGCTGGTGTCGTTAATCTTAAATTCCGATCAATCGAAGCAGACTCCGGACCGAAGTACCTCAATCTCTCCGGTTTCGAAACCAATCTGTATCACGTTAGTAGTTTCTTCGCTCAATCTGACTTTATGGTTGTCACCGAAGGCGAAATTGACGCGCTCTCGCTGGCCCAGGCCGATATCTCGGCCATTGGTGTTCCTGGGGTTAAGTCTTGGAAGTCTTTCTACCGACGTTGCTTTGAAGACTGGCCTGTCATTTATGTTTTTTGTGATGGAGACGAGCCGGGGCATGATTTCGGTACGTTCCTATCCCGAGAGATTAAGGCTAGGCCGGTTCACATGCCCTTGGGTGAGGACGTCAATTCAATGCTCATCAAAGAAGGCCCAGACTACCTCAGGAAGAGGCTAGGGATATGACGCTCAAGCTCGCAAGGGTACGAGGCAAGGCCGATCAGTACGTGTTCACTTACGACAACGGTACGAAGGTGGTGGCGTGGCAGGTGGACGGCAACGACGTTGGCACGGAGCTCCTGACGGATGTGGTGGACACGGTGCATCCGATACTGGCTCCCACTGTTCCGCAGTACCCGACCCTGTTCCCGCCGAACGGCACGGCCCTTCAGTTCGTCCAGCCGGTCATTCCTGGCATGGAGAACTACGGTGCCGAGGCAGCCGATAAGGCTGCCCGTGAGGAAGAGCAGCGGCTCATGAACATGGGCGGTGCTCTGCGCACCGGTATCAACATGGCTGCTGAGGATATCCCTGTCCTGGATATTAGTTCCTCCGGCCACGTACGTAGTGACCTGCCGGATGTCAACTGGGGGGTGTAATGAAGACGACTCTGATCCTGCCGGATCTACAGGTGCCGTACCATGATCCCAAGTTCATTCGGGTGATGGAGAAGTTCATCAAAGCCTTCCGTCCCAACGAGGTCGGCCAGATCGGTGACCTGATGGACCAGCCGCAGCCGTCGCGGTGGAACAAGGGCATGGCGGGTGAGTACGCTCGCACCTTGCAGAAGGACGTGGACGAGACCCGCAAGATCCTCGTGCGGCTCCGGGTGAACTGGGTCAAGCTAGGCAACCACGATGAGCGTGTCGAGACGTACGTGGACCGGTACGCTCCGGCTCTTGCTAGCCTGGCGTCTCTGCGGTTTGAGGAGATGCTAGGCCTCGATGAACTGGGTGTCACGTACCACCGCAAGCCGTTCGCCATCGCGCCCGGATGGATAGCCGCTCACGGCC